TCCTTATCGCTAGGATTCAGGGTTGCACCCTCTAACAGCCATCCCTTGTCGTAGTCGCACAATCGCTTGAACCATAGTGTCTTACCAAGACCTTGTGCACCCTGTAGCACCAAGATCCCCTCAAGCTCCACACCGTTCTTTTCATACACACAAGCGACACAAGAGATGAGCCACTTCTTCATCAACATGTCTTTCAGTTCCTCATTCGTTGACACGATGGAGTCAAGGAAAGTCTGTAATCGTGATGTCCCATCCCATGGCTTGCTATCAATCCATTCAGCCACTGGGTTGTACTCTCTAGCCAAGATCTTTAAATAGTCTCGAACCTTGGTGTGCGGTATTCCCATGTTGATGCATCTATCTTCAATCTCAATCAGTGATGCCTCTTCCTTCATATCGGTAATAAAGGTCATGTTGGGAACCTCAATCTCCATTCGCTTCTTAATCACATTGTATCGACACGCTATACCATGAGTCGCTAGCACACCATTGATATTGTCTTTGGTATTTAAAAACCTGCCCGCTGCTGATCTGTTGAACTCGTAGTCTACTGGGAGCTCCACCTTGTTCAATGCAGGTAGCACCTCTCCACCAGCACTAGCATGATCGTTATAGTCTCCTTTAGAAGTCGGTATCAGCACCTCAGCCCTACCGTTGCGATTGTGAATGAGCTGACACGCTTTGACCGCTTCCTTCTCTCCTGTCTTGCTGTCGTCATTGTCCGCAATGAATACATGTCGTCTGTCAGAAAAATAATCGAAAATATTCTCTGCTACAGCGGAAAGATTATAAGCATCAAATGCCACAATAACGGGTTGCGAATAATCTCGGTAATAAGATGCTGCTGTCGCATAGCCCTCACAATAGTTAATCGTATCGGCTGTCTTTAGGATCTCTTTACCGAGAATGAAAAAGCTACCGCTTTTTCGAGAACCAGTGAGAAAACGCTTGGTGCCATCGGGAGCGATATACTGGAGACCAACGATATCGAGTTCCTTCGAGAGCAGCGGAATAATTAATAAGTCATCATCGGTTTGTTTCAAACCATAAGAAAGAACATTCTTCTTCTCTAAATATGGATGCTTCTCGCAATCCTGAGCAGCGTTCCATAAACTCTGTGCACGAACAGCTGCTTTATTATGTTTCTCTTGTTTCTCTACCTCTGCCTTCTCTTGCAGTTTCTTAATCTCATCTTTCTCTGCCTGAGAGATGGTGTGTCGCTTTCGGTTCTCAGGTTTCCATATAGCAGTCGGTTGATCCTGACTGATTCTATAATCACCTATACGACCAAAGGGTACGCTTTGATCCAGCCATAGCTGATACCAGCCACTGAGTTTGCGTTTCCCTCCATCGTTTACATAAGCTCTCCCAACAGAACCATCGGTGACCAAGCCTTTCTTTGGATCAGGCTCTAAGCCATTGTCAAAGAGAAACTTTTCAAATTCGGTTCGGTAATCGGTGAAGAATGGTTTATCAAAATTTTTGGTTGGTTGTGATACTTTTAATCCCATGTATGCCCTTTAAATAACTGACTAAAATTACTTGTTGATAATATTACACAATTGTATATAATTTTACAAATCATAATTAATCAAAATAGTTAGGAGGTCATTATGAGTTTAACTGTAAGTTCGGGAGAGTCCGATTACGAAGTCGTTCCAGCTGGTCAACATCTAGCAGTCTGTTATAGATTAGTAGATGCAGGTACTAGGGAAGAACAATACAAAGACAACCCACCAAAGAAAAGGCATGTGCTTTTTGTTTATTGGGAATTGCCTGAAGTAAAGATGGGAGACGGCAGACCGTTTACCATTTCTAAAAAATACACACTTACGCTAAACGAGAATGGCACCTTATTTAAAGATTTAAAAACTTGGAGAGGTAAATCATTTACCCAAGAGGAGCTCAAAGGTTTTGATCTTTTAAATGTCTTAGGTGTCAGTGCTCTATTAGAAGTGGAACATTCCGATGAAGGAAAAGCTAGAGTTGTATCTGTTTTCAAACCTGACGGTGGTGCAAAGAAAACCGACACTGAGAACGAACAACAAGCATTCGACATTGATGAGTACGCCAAAGGCGATCCAAAGATGATCGAAATATTTGGTTCTTTCCCTGAATGGATGCAAGGCATGATCGAAGAATCGTTTGAAGTTTCAGCAGCTATGAAACAGTCAAGCAATTCTGCAAGCACACCTAGCGGTGGTTTAGATGAATTTAAGAAAGAACTCTCTGAGGATGAGATTCCTTTCTAATTAGTTTTGTGCGGGTGTAACTATTTTTTTCCTTATGTTGATAACCACGACTCTACATCCGCACAATCCCTTTTTGCGGGAGCTTACCTCCTCTTAATATATGAAAATCTAAAACATATCTTCATGAGTTCCCGCAAATTCTATGTCTGATCCTGTTAACCATCCAAAGCATTATCAGTCGTTTACCGTAGAGGCAATAGATGCCATCGAAGCCAGCATGAGCAGAGAGGAGTTCTGTGGCTATTTAAAAGCTAATTGTATTAAGTATCTATGGAGATACAAGATCAAAAACAAAGATAACCCCGTACAAGATTTAGAAAAGTGCGAGTGGTATTTAAAAAGATTAATAACAACAGAGAAGTTGGGGCAAAGTGAGAGAGATTAAGGAGAAGTCAGTTAGGGGGTATTTTCCTTTATCTTTGCCCCGCAATCATTATAACAACAAATAAAATTATGGAATTTAAAGAAGGCTATTACGAAAATATACCTTATGAGGAATATGCTAATATAGGAGGTTATAGGTCTCACGACCTATCATCATTCATCCGCTGTCCGTACACATGGAAGCATTCCAAAGGTTTAACACAATCACCAGCACTGCTTGAGGGCAGAGTACAACACACGGTTTTTTTAGAACATCATAACTTTGATAAAGAATTTATTATTGAACCAAAGATAGATAAAAGAACCAAAGCAGGCAAAGAAGAGTATGCCATTTTCTTAGAAGAGGTCGAAGGTCGCACACCTATCACTCAAGATATGTATGACACTTGCATGGAGAGAAGAGAAGTTGTTAAAGACTTTATCCCCAAACCTGAACACAAAGTAGAGCTCACCGTTTGTTATTTATTTCATGGTTATGAGTTTCAATCACGCTTTGATTGGTACGATGGTGAATATGTTTGGGATTTAAAAACCTGTAGAGATGCATCGCCAAGAGGATTTAAGTCTGCTATCAATGTGTTCAACTATCACATGCAAGCTGCTTTGTATGTTCACGCTGCTATGTCTTTAGGATTATCTTGTAAAGGATTTAAGTTTCTAGCACAAGAAAAACAACACCCCTATCCTTACGCTGTCTATGATATGTCGCCTGAAGCATTAGAGTACGGTCTTGCCAAGAACGAACAAGCGTTACACAAAATGATTCATTGCATTGAGAACGATGACTTTAAACCGTTTAGTTTAGAAGGCGAGCAGATCGTTAGCCTAGAGGATTTAAGATAGTCGGTTCCGATAAATAAAGATCTTGTATTCTAGGTCTTGCATACAACCAAAAGACTAATAAATATCTGTCCCCTGATTCCACTGGGAGCCCTCTGTGCATGTGTGTAAAGGATGGGAATATCAATGCATGTCCACTTGGTAAAGGATCCACCACACCATAGTTATGAAACTCAGTTCCTCCGCCTTTATAACCGCCAGTGTTTAGCGGGACCACCACCGATATATCAGCTGATTCATCATGATGCCAGTTACCCTGTTGCTTATCTTTTAAATTGTAATTAGCAATCTGTATGGTCGATGCATGAGTAACTTGGCGTTGCCATATAGCAAGAAAGATAGGATTGAGAACTGTATGTACCACAAACCACATGTTGCGATAAATCTCAGGAATATGTTCTTTTAAAACAATCTCAGGTATTTGCCTCAACTCATCCTCATCGGGATTGGGAGCAAAGCCAATATGTTCTTTCATGCTTTCAATTTCATCCATCAACATCTTGCAGAACTGTCTACGGAAAAGAGGTACTCGATAAATTTCAGGATGAATTTTTTTGATGTGTTTATGTAGTTTGGTCTTGGGTAATTTATCCACACCTTTAGATGTACCAAAGCCCGCAATCTCGTTATACGATTCAACTACCGCTTTATGCAACGGTGCATTGATCATCCAATTGGATTGCATTGTTAAAAGAAAGTTTTTAACCCTGTAAGACTTCACAAGGTAAGTTTATCAAATGTAGTTCGGAATCTCTAGGATATCTCTATGTCAGGAGAAAAATTAATATTAATCTCTTGGTTCTTTTTAATGCTTACAACTTTTTCCGTGTCGTCAAAGTCAATATCATCAAGCGTAGCTGACTCAGGCATTTCAGTATTTAAAGGAATAATCTCTACAATATATTGACCTTGATCAAAGTATTGGTAAGCAAAAGATTCGGCATCCTCGTAAGAGTTGAAGATGCCGTAAGCTGATTTGTGGGGTATGTGTTGCACACCATAAGTTACAAATAATACCCACTGTAGTTTCATGCTGCTTCTTCTATTTTGATTCTCACTCTAGCCATACCATACCATTTTACGAGCTCATCGTAAAACTTTCTAGCAACTTCGGCATCCTTGGAAAACCGATAATCTCTTCCGTCTAAAACGACAGTATAAGTTCTTGTATTTTTTTTCATATTCCCCCCTATAGGATTTTTACTTTTGTAGGTCTTTTGTAGTAATAAAAAGTCCCATCAAAATCTTTTGGTTTTTCAAGTTTAGCATCGAACACCACATTGTCGCCAATGTCTACTCGTTGTTTCCATTTAACAACCTCTTCTCCGTCACGCCCATTCCACACTTTTTTTGCTTCATAACTTAGTAGAGAGCCAAAAACAGTTTGACCACCTTCAAGCTCGATGATTGCTTTGTAAATGTAATCGTTGTAGTAAGAATAGTTATCAGGATATTCTTTAATAGCTTTGACAGTACCTCTCAAAGTAACTCGTTTCTCGGTATCAAGTGGCTCGGCATTAAGAGCATCAAATCTCTTGCACTCTTTAGCTATGTGATTTGCCCAACATGCATAAACAAAATTATTATTTTTTTCTGCTTCCCATTTCTTTTTTTGCTCAAACCAAGCATCGAACTTAGCTTGTTTTTCTGCCTTAGCAAGTTTCTCAGCCTCAATAACTTCTTTATCTCTTTGAGTAATTTTGTCAAGAATGACTGGCTCACCATACAAATCAATGGGATTGTCTCTGTTGGCATTGGCATGATCAACATAGTCCTTAGCCTTAGCTAGAGCTTTGTCCCAATCAATAGAAAGATTTCTAACATGATAGTCTTGGTTTCTCTCGCCACTACGATCATTATTAAACCATTGTTCATGCAAGTGATATCTCAAGACATACATCTTGTTCTTAGCACCACTAGCTATGTAGTAGTGCTCGTCTCTTGTTGCTCCAGCGTGGTTCATG